TAACTGGAATGTACCCACTACCATTGGCAGCATCACTTTTTTTATCAGTTACAACAACTATAAAATTTTCTTCAGCATTTGCGGCTGATATTGGTGTTCCAATATCAGTAAAAGTATCAGTTCCGCTTAAAGTAAATGTTACTACACCACCCGAATCAGTTGTAAGAGCTTTTGTAGACTTGTAAGTATATGTTATATTATTTGCAAGAGATAGTGGTTTATCTGGAAGTGGGAATATCAACGAATTAAGTTGTGTATTTTCTAAAACAGTATTTGCAGTAGCAACATTATTATATCGAGAGGTTTCATCAACTTCCGCATCAGCAGTTCTTGCTGAGGTACTAGTTATAGCAACAGAATCAATATCTTTAATTTGGAATGAAATTTCAAAAGTTGAACATTCACCAGATATTGCACCACCTGTCAAGTTTGCTGAAAATACAGGGCGGTCAGTCATTTCAGAATCTACTTGAACAATAGCAACATCCGCATTTGCTGTGTAAGTAATAACATTTCTAGTATAAGTAGTATTTGATACATCAGTTGTTTGATCTTCTAACAAAAGTGTGCCTAGTGCGCGATGATATTCACTTGTTTCTGTATAGGTATTGTGTTCTAAAGCAATACCAAAAACACCAGTAAATGTACTATCAAACCCCAACATCTTGTTTAAACTTGGAGTTATAACTTTAATTGTTGCACCTTCATATAGTCCAGATACTTGTCCGAGTTTTGCAAAAGCAGTATTTGTTGATCCTCCACCAGTAAGGTAATTAACAGCAGATGTATTACCATACTTGTTAGTACCTATTGTTATTATATCTCTTCTTGGTTCAAATGTAGAAGATGTTGAATTACTTGACAAAATTGGCATAAAACCATCAACTGCAGTGTTTGCAGTTGCACCAGCACTTGCCTCTCTTGGTGTATCGGCGACAGTTCCAGTTTTTGCATTTGCAGTTCTTACATCATATAGATAAACAGAATAATCAGACTGTGAATGTGTTACATTTGATGTATTACCAGATGCAGCCAAAAAGTCTATATCTCTAACTCTTGCAGTACCAATTTTAGTTTGTGAATTATATGTGGAAAAAGTTGTTCCATAAAGACTGTCTGAAGTAGCAGTACCAGAAACATTTTGAGTGGCGACGTTTCCTATATACAGACCCATCAGTTGATGTCGTGCAATATCAAAATAACCATTTGCTATTTTAATATTTAATTTATTTCCAAGGGAAGTATTTAAGGAATAAGAATTGACCGTTAGTGTGCCTCTTCCCTTATCAACAGTAACATAGTTTGTTGAAATACTTTCGTATTCATATCCTTTTACATAAGCCTTGCCGGGGTCAAGTCCAGCCGAAAATTTACTTTCAAATTTAATTGTTTGACCAGAAGTAGCTGTAACTAATGTTCCAGCTCCACCAGAAAAGTTATTTAGAGTAGCAACTGTGGAATTTGTAACTGCTGCAATAGTTGCAGTTTGAGCTGTGTTTCCAGAAAGGAATACCACATCACCTGCTGCTAATTCTGTGTCAAAACTACTTCCAGTACCAGTAAGTGTAGATGGTGCACCAGAACCAGAATTAGCAGTAGTTCCAGTAATACCTTGATGTGTTGCTAACTGTAAATTAAATGGTGTTAATGTATAATCACCAGATTCATCATATGTTCTTTTTGCAAGTGTTTTTTCTAAATCTGAATAAATCGGATAATTTGTTTCTTCAAGTTTTACACCAGAACTAAGTTTTAATAGTTGATAAAAGTTTTCATCTGCTACAGCTTCAACTGTATCTGACGCAGTATACACTTTTGCACTCAATCCCAAAGCAATCTTAAAACGGTTAGCACCAGCAGCAGCATAGTTGTATGCACCTTGTGCTGGGTCTAATAGATTACCATCGACATCAGAAGTTACTATAGATTCTGTAACCTGAAATCCGACTCTATAGGATGGAGTACTATTAAACTTTTCAAGAATAAGAGACTCTGCTTCTTTAAAAACAAAATAACCACCGACATAAAATACACCAGATTTACAACTAACAACTGCGGCGTTGGTTTCTGCACCAGTAGATATACCAGCAGCACCTGTAGAACTTACCGCATTTGCTTGAGATGCTGTACCTTCAACTGTAATAGTTTCACCATCAGTAAACGTATTATTATTTAAATAGTTAACCACTATAACTGGTTGATCTGTTGCTGTAGCTGCAGCAGTTGAAACAACTACAGCTCTAGCATTAGATGTTCCACCAGTTGCAATTCCATTTGCAAAGTCACCAGTAGTAATATCTTCACCACTAAATTGTGTTTCTAACTGAATCGTTTTTATATTATTATCATAATTTAACTCACAACCTAACACAATACTACCATCTTGAAAGGTATGAGAACCATGCCTCTCAATTTGTTTTTGTAATATTGTCTGTAACTGCGTTACTTCTCTTGCTTGAACTGCAAAGCCAGGCCGGAAAAGAATACGATAATATGCATTATCTGCATTATAATCATCATAATACGGATCAGCGTTAAAATTAGTTGTTAGTGCCATTTATATTTTCCTAAAGAATTAAAATTCGATAATCAACTTAATATCTTCTATTTGGTCTGTTGCTCTTGAAATAGGAGATCTATTTTCTACATAGATAATTTCTCCAGAAAATCTTTCCAAATCTCCACCAGTTACGGCACCAGTACCATTTGCTGTAGCAGAAGCTCCAGAACCACCATTTCCAACTGTATTAGCAGCAATAACTTCTGTATTTGTGAAGTAACCATAAATGCCGTTGTATCCTGCAGTGGTTGAATTACCTGAAGGTATAATATCTGACATTCTTATAGTATTATTACCAGTAAAATCAATAACTCTTCCTGTGGCCCCAGAGGTTGCTCCAGTTACCAATTCGTCAACTGAAAACGCAGTTCCATTCCAAGAAGAAACAACTGCCGCTGTTGCTTGGTCAACTACAGATGTATTTGCAAAATCTCCATTTGAAAACTTGGGTTGTGCAAGAAGTCCAACTTTACGAAAATCGTTATCGGTAGTAAAGTTGTTAGATTCAGAATATTCAAGTCTTGAATTAATAAGAATGTAAAAACAACCCAACTCTTGAACCGCATCTGAACCATGGCCACCCCTTGGCCCTATAATTGGAGTTAATACTGCAACAGGACTTGGATTGTAACTGTTTGACTGTGAAGCATTAGAAATAATAGAAATTGATGCATTGGAATAATTATTTCCACCCGAAATAACAGCTGTTGCATTAATTCCACCAGTTGAATTGGTTGTACATCTAACATTAGCACCTTGACCATCACCAGAAATTACAACTTTTGGCCCAATAGCATAACCATCAGTTGCTGAAGGAGCAGTTATAGCTGGTGTAAAGGTTACAACTTTAGTTGTACCATTATAATCTGTAATAGTTCCACCCTCACCAGATGCATCACCACTTGTAAAATATATGTCATTATTTACGATACAATCATCAGCAGCCAGAGTAGTACCAGTAATTGTGACTACGGTTGTGTTTGTAACTGATGAAACATTACCCACCTCTCCAAGATATTGTAATCCTCTAGTAGTAAGGTGTACAACTTCTATAGCACCGTTACCACCACCAGATGCTGCAGTTGCAGTTTCAACATCATACTGAACTTGTGCTGGAGCTAGATCAAAAGTATTTGCAAGATGACCATTTGATCGTCTTACTGTATCAACTGGAATGTAGTTTGGTGTGACAAATTTCAATGCATCTGAAGCAGGAATCTGATACATAAACTTCCACTTATAACCATCTGCTGTTGAAATAATCGCTGTACCAGTTCCAGTTGGTTTAGTTGTAGAAGTTGATGCAGTACTTCCAGCTGAATTTGTATCACTATTTGATAATCATTTGTACACATTATAATCGCCAGTCATTACATAAAAATCTTGACTATGTAGTGAATTTGTATTATCAGTATAAGCAAAATAGTTTGTATTATTAGTCCAGTTCTTTCTTGGAATAGCGTGTGATACATCTGTAGATGTAATTTTCTTCGCAGCAATCATGTCACGCCAGTTTTCATAATGGGTGTTTGCTACAGAATCAGTTGGAGTAGGTGGACTTGCGTCATCACTCCATCCAGTTACTTTTCCTATAAAGAGATACATATTTGAATTGAGGAGTCCACTAGTGTCTGTGACAGCTGCCCCAGATGTAAATGACACCTCGTCAAACGCTTCTATGAATTGTTTAGCGTTATGAATACGAAATTTGTTAGTTACTAAAGCGGCCATTTTGTTTCCTCCAAAACCTTTTTTAAAAAATTTGTTCTAATATATTTAGTCGTCAAGTAATCTGTTCTGTTCTCGAAACGAGTATGGCAGAATCAGATCGTTTAAAAAAATCTGTTGATGCATCTGAAGAATCAGTAGATTGAATCGTCATCGATGCATTATTAGCTATTACTGAAATATCAAATCTTCCCATATCCATATTTAATAATTTATAATTATCACCAGCTGGTTGATCTTCTATTAATATAGAATCATTACTATCCAAAACTATTTTATATTCTGAAGTTTGAAAGACTTCTTCTAGCATCATTTGTCCACCCTCTTCACTTAATACATAATTTAAAGTTTCTGTTTCGCTGTCTTCTAATAGAAGTGCGTCACTCATCTCTTTCATCATAACATTATCATCTTGACTTGTCTCATTACCTTCATGATCTTCACTTGAAATGAAACAACCAGTATCATCTTCATTTAAGACTTTACTATGAGCAATACCTAAAGTGACATTTTGAGTGAATCTTCAAAAGCAACATATCCACCAATTGAATCTTCAGCTAAAATTCTTTCACCATCTTCAAATGTAATATCATTTCCAACGATATCAGCAAATGCGGTGATACTCACCGTAAATGTTCCAAGACCATCCGAATCTTCACCCCTAGTATATCCATGATTGACATCACCCTCTCCGTTAAAAATTAAATCAACCCTAACAACTTCAGCTGTTGTATCAAGAGTAAATGCCTCCATTACTATAAATGCTTCAGCATCGGCTGGAGTCTCATCAAGTCCATACTCAATTTTATAATGTTCTGCAGAACTTATTGTTGTAGAATTTTCAACTGTTAGTTCTAGACCACTATCCGATACTGATACAATATCTGTTGATTCGACTTCATTCCTCCCAGAGAGGCTTGGTGACGCACCACTTTCATAGAAAAATCTTCCACTATTTACAACAGCAGAAGGAAATGTACTTCCAGATAGTGTTATAGTTGTTCCAACTTGAGTAATAGTTCCTTCAGAGTAATATTTAAAATAAAAA